AGCAATCAAACTTAAAATCAAAAGCTGGAAAGAATAAAATTATGTTAGTACCAAAAACGTATCCACTGTTAGCAAAAGCAATTGAAGAAGGAGTCAAATACGGTTACCGTCGAGCACACAAACATACGGAAACTCCCAGCGAGTTTGAAACCTGCTCTGCCGTTGAGGATGCTGTCATGTATCACATTGCAGAGGTGTTTGATTTTGTTGATCAGAAAAATAATAACCTATGAACGCAACATTAGATAAATCACCAATCAGTTTGAAGGCTGCAATGCAGTTGCCACATGGAGCGGATCACTTGGATTCAATCGAAGAAGCCTTGTTTGCAATTAGTCAAAGTATTGGATCGCCTGAGTTTGCAAAATATGCCAGACAGATGATTGAGACTGGATTAAAAATCAAATACTCAATAACAGTTAAGAAAAGCAATCAGCAAGGATTTGTAGTGGCTTTGAATTCCACTACGGAAGCTCCAACACAACCGATACTGACTTTTTTACGATTGGTTTAATACAGCAATTATGAGCGACACACCAGAAACAGACGCATTCCAGCAAACTGAGTATTGCGCCTACGACTCCATGTGGAGAAGGTTTGCTCAAAAGTTAGAACGTGAGCGCGATGCGTACAAAAGCGTACTGCTTGAAATTAACGAATTAGCTTATGAAGATTACGACTGTTACGGAGCACTTGATTCCATTGCGGAACTTTCTAAAAACCACTTAAATAAATTATGAATACTCAATCAGATAACACGCCAAAATCTTCCACTTGCAATCATCAAGAAGATGTTTCACTTCGAGATTATTTTGCTGGTCAGGCATTAATGGGTCTTGTTGTCCACAATAATTACGGCAGCGTATCCGATGCTAACATCGCTAAAGGTGCATATTTATATGCAGACGCGATGCTTGAAGCCAGAACCCTGAATTATCAACCATGAGCGATACACCAGAGACAGACCATGCAGCCTTTGTATTGGATGACTGGCGCAAATCATACGATGTAGTTCTGGTCAGCTTTGCTGAAGAACTAGAACTCGAGCGGGATATTCTAAAAAAGCACATTAGCATCATGGATATTTCTCACAAAACAGCTAACGATGAGTATTTCAAACTTGCGGTAGAAAATGAAAATCTTGAACGCGAGTGCAATGATCTACGCGACATCTTCCCGAAAATACTTGAGGCACTTGAAAGCGGATCTTGTGCGGCAACTTGTTCTGTGGACTTCTTGAGAGAAATCCCAAGAGAAGTAAAGCTAGTAAGGCAGCGGCTGGAGCGCGAGCGGGATCTTTGGAAAGAAAACTCACAATCGAATCGAGACGAATACTACCGACTCGCAGCAGAGCGTGATAAATTTTCAAAAGTAATTGCGAGTTTTCAGGATACAGTTTTTGATTTACGTGCCGAGCGCGATGAGTTGAAATGCAAATTAGATGAGTCAATAGCTGATCTAAAATCTCGTCGCAGGCTATATAATATACAAACCGAACAGCTTAATAACGCAGATCTCCGTGTCGAACGAACAAAAACCTATCTTGAGGAAGTCAAAAGCGAACGTGATCTCTGGAAATTAGAAGCTGAACGCTGGAGGACAACAAGATGATCATTGGAATTGACGTTGGTAAAAATGGCGCAATTGCTTGGAGCAGTCTTGGCAAGGTGTGCGTTGAGAAGATGCCTGACACGGTGAAAGACCTGTGGGACTTGATTGAGTCAATCTTAAACGATGCTCACGGCAATCTTGATACAGTCCACTGCTATTTAGAACAAGTATCTTCATCCCCCCAGATGGGTGTGGTATCGGCATTTAGTTTCGGCAATGGATTTGGGCATCTTGAGATGGCACTTACGGCAGCAAGCATTCCGTTTACACGAGTGCGACCTCAGGTTTGGATGAAAGACCTTAAGTGCATGACGAAAGGTGACAAGAACGTTACAAAACGTCTGGCACAACAATTATATCCCGACATTTCGATTACCCATTCAAATGCTGACGCTCTTCTCATAATGACCTACGGACTAAAACAATGAAAACAAAACGTGAAATACTATTCGATCTACAGGATGAAATGTTTGCCAAATGCAAGGAGGTTATTAGGGTTAAAAATTCTGATTACGCTAACGGCGATGATCCATACATTAACTTTCGTTCCTCCGAGATATTTGGGGTCAGTCCTGTTACTGGCATCATGCTTCGCGCTATGGATAAATTCCAAAGGGTTGCGACGTTTGATAAAAATGGCAAATTATCGGTTAAGGACGAATCTGTTCTTGACGCTTTGCTGGACATACTTAACTATGTCATTCTCATCGCTGGATACATCAACGACAAACAACAAGACCAATGCAACACACACCAATTATCACTGAGCCAATCACAATCTCTGAAGACGACGATTTCAACGACCCACTCCCAGCACGGCCTGCTTCGTGCAACATGGACGAGGGTTGTGAATCTTGTCAGTAAATTTCTCAGGTAATACCCTACCTGTAAACGTACAAATTGGACACAGATCCAAGCGGTAAGAACGTAATACTTACGCTGGAAATCGTAACCAGCAAATTTTATGCCTCCTAAGCTTAGTGGTAAAGCACCGTAAAGATAAAACGAAGTCGTCAGTTCGATTCTGACAGGAGGCTCATTCGGACAGTCCAGTAGTCGTTTTTTCACCCTTATCTCGGGGTTCTGGGCAGAGAGATCCCACCATATCGTATAAGGATTAGTACAGACGAAGCAGCGGTCAGTGGGCGTGAAATACCCCTATGGTGGAAACCTTTTTGCATCTATAGCTCAAATGGACAGAGCATTGAAAATGATAATTCAGTGATGCAGGTTCAAATCCTGCTAGATGCGCCAAATAAAATATCTCAGCACTGGTATCGGAACGCACTTCTAATGCGTAGCACCGTAACGGATCAATGGAGGTTCGATTCCTCTCCAGTGCACCAATTTTATGCAAAACGAACCAATACACGAAATCAGATTTCTGAAATACTTGGCCACCAAGCTGTCTCAGGAAATCGCAGATCACAATCAACTTTTAACAAACGAGCAGTTAAACGGACTATTCCAAGACGTTGACAAACTCATCGACAGGATCGAAGGGATCGAACAGGAAGCAAACATTTACCACGAACAATATGGATATTCAAACTGACATTGAACGAGCACAAGCATGGGGCGCTAACAAGGGGATTACTGGGCCGTATGGCACTGGCACAATCGAGAGACAGTCTCAGAAGCTTTTGGAGGAGTGTGATGAAACAAGGGTGGGTCTTGACAAGCTCCAGAACGCAAAAACAACCGTTGAGACGTGGGCCGCACTCGATGAAATCCAAGACGGATTGGGCGATATGATGGTGGTCATGATTTTAATTTGCGAAATGACTGGATTAAATTTTGGGAAGTGCTTGAATTCGGCTCTCGGGGTCATTGAGGCTCGCACTGGGCGCATGATCGACGGACAATTCGTAAAAGACAAATAACAAAATGGAAAAGAAACTACGGGGCAGACCCCTCAAACGTGAAAAGGACAAACTCATTGGTCGCAGGATCAGCATGGTGCAGGATGCGTGGAATACAATTGATATGCTGTGTCGCATTAATAAAATGACTGTTGAAGGATTGCTATACCTGACCTGCGCTGCGCTAGCGATCGATGCTCAAAACCAAACCAAAGACCAAGAACAATGAGAATACGAACATACAAGCCTGAGTTTTTCACTCACCCGCTGCTAGCCGATCTCGACAGAAACTCGCAGTTGCCAGTGCGGATTTCGCTGATGGGTCTATGGTCATGCAGTGACCGTGAAGGACGCTTTAAATGGGACGCTAGGAGACTGGGTGCTCAGATTCTGCCGTACGAGCATATTGACTTTGAGATCATCTTGAATATTCTGGCAGAAAATAAGTTCATCATTAAGTACGAGGTTGACGGGAAAACGTACGGGTTTGTCCCATCGTTTCACCGCCATCAGGTCATCAACAACCGCGAACAAGAAAGTTCTCTTCCTCCATTTCAACAACCTGACTTATTTTCTACTGAGTTGACGCGTGATAACACGGGTGAAAGTACGGGTGAAAACACGGATGAAACTACGCGTGCCGACGCGTGCTCAGGGGAAGGGAAGGAAGGGAAGGAAGGAAGGAAGAGTAGTAAAGTAATTGAGATGGATCTTCCTTTTCAATCTGAGGAGTTCAAGGTTGCTTGGCAGAAGTGGATCACCTACCGTAAGGAGATGAAGAAGCCGCTCACTAACTCGACAATCAAGATGCAGTTCAAGAAGATCCAAGACTGGGGCGAGCAGAGATCTATCAAAATTATCCTGAGATGTATCGATAAAAGCTGGAGAGGTCTTGAAGATTACGAAGTATCAAGCGTCACGGCAATCAATGTTCCATCCAGTCAAATCTTTCGCAAACCACAAACCTCAGACAACTATTCGTTATGAACCACTTTTCGCAAGCAATGCCCAGCAATGAGGGTGTAGAGAAAACAGTCTTGTCGATCTTGATGACTAACGAGAACCTGTACAGGCAGGCACTCGCTGAGGGTATCGACCTTGAATGTTTTTGGCATCCGACCAACCAGATCATTTTTGAGGCGATCAAGGATTTCAAGCGAGACGCAAACGGAGAGATCGACCTTCTGACATTTGTTCCGCATCTGAATGAACTTGGATTGCTGGATCGTGCAGGTGGCCCATCAGCCATTACGGATGTTTTAACGCATTCCATGTCCACAGCGGGGTGGACTGGATGGCTGGAGACGCTGAAGGAGATGAAGGGGCGCAGGATGTACGTCATTGGCTCTAGGAGCCTCTCTGAGGCGTCCGACAGTGCCGAGGCTATGGAGACTGCCAAAGGCATCATCGAAGCCATCACAGGGGCTGTGGGGAGCAAAAGCAGGTCGCTCAATGCAAAGCAGGCAATCGGCAACTTTGTCGAGACGTTCCAAGATCATCATAAGCGAGGTTTGTTAGTCGGAGAATCGACAGGCTTCACAGAACTTGATGAGATCTGTGGAGGTATTCGCGGTGGCGAACTATGGGTGGTTGGCGCAAAACCCAGCCGAGGCAAGTCGGTGCTGATCATCCAGATGGCCTGCAACCTGTTGCTGGACGGAAAAGTGGTGGCCTTGTTCTCTCTGGAAATGACCACACATGAGATCGTGAGCCGTATCATCTGTTACATAGCCAGAGTTGACTACGGAGTCATCACCCAGCCAAGGAAGGCATTGAAGCGAGATCTGGATAAGATCAAATCTGCCTGTGAATTGCTGGCAACGCTCAAGCTGTACATCGATGCCTCTGCCAACCAAACCATGGCTACCATCGAAGCCGAATCCCAGAGAATCAGGGATATTAACGAGGGTCAGCTCGACTATATCGGAATCGATTATATGCAGATTGTCGATCCACCTGCCAAATCGAAGAAGTCAAGAGAGGAGGAGGTCGCAAACACGTCTGGTAGATGCAAGCAACTTGCAAAGCGTCACAATTGCCCAGTCGTCACGGCTACTCAGTTGAACGAGCAAAATCAAACCAGAGAATCGAGAGCGATTGAGCAAGATGCTGATGCCCTGCTTTACATCTGCGATGATGGCTTGAAGATCGGGAAGATGAGAAATGGGCGGCGTGATACCGTGCTTCCATTGCTCCTCAACGGGTCGATGCAAAGATTTCAATAATTTTTATTGACGATCTCAACTATAAGCGCAGAACAGAATCACATGGAAACAGAAGCAGAAAACAAACCGTCCGAGCTTTCTAAGCTGCGGGGAACCGATCACGAAGGATTTCGACGAATGATTCAGCGAGCAGTAAAGCGGATGCAGTGGAGGATGAAATACCGCCCAAGCACCTCGCTTTTTGCTGAAAAAACAGAGCAGTAGTTTCAACTTTTCAGGGTAGGGACTTGGCCTCAGTGGAGCAATCTGCTGGGGCTTTTTCGTGTTTTGATCAAATTATTTTTGCTCTGCAAGCCTTGTAGAATAAGGGATTGATGGAAATCGTTCTTTTTTATGTAAAATAATGTGGACACTGGCAAGGTGATGCCGTAAGTTCCTCTCAGTTGCACGACGCAACGCAGAAACTAATCATTATCATGGACGCAACACTTACATTTAAAACCCGCGAAGAGGCAGAATCTTTCGCCAAAGAGTGGTCAAGACACACCTTGAAAGGTCACACAGTCAGCAGCACCAAGTCAGACGGCAAGATCACTGTCGATCTGTACGAAGTAACGGAACACGGAAAGACATTTGTCGATCAATATGTCGCACTTAAAAACATTTTTAACTAGTACCATGGACGCAACCACGCAAGTCACCACGCAAGTTACCATGCAAGTCGGAACATTAACAAATCAGGGAGTTTATCTCGGTATGCAAGGCAGACTTGCACGATTTGAGAGGAACCTTGGAGAACGCACAACTACTATCCTGTGCTCCCCAACACTAGCTCATGTCATCTCACAAGAAGACGAGGACGCTAGATTAAAGCTTGAAGAGGATTGGATTGGCCAAGGGCCATGGTATCAAGCTGTACTGCGTGGTGATGAAGCACGATCCGCGCTCTCATCGTTCAAACAATCCTTTGCAATTTAACTCTCCCATAAACAATACACACATGAAAACAAAAGAAGCAGCAATCAGCCTAGCAAAAAACCGCGTCTCAGGAATGTTCCCAGTCGGTAACGATTGGAAATACACGAGGTGGTGCAGTGAGTTCGCAGCATGGAGTGAGTCCACAGCAATGGATTATTTCAAATCACGGATGAACATGGCTCAGGAGCGCATTAACATCGCAAGGCAAGAGCTTGGCATGACAGAGCGCACATACTACGGAGGAAGCTGGGAAACATACGTTCAAGATCAGTAACCTTAGCAAGTTAGTAATGATTAGACCTCAGTGGGGAAACCTGCTGGGGTTCTTTATTGGATAAATCGACAAGCAGTCAGCGATTCTCAAAGTCCAAGTGAAAAGGCTCTCAATATGTTTTATGGATCAATTTGATTTTTTGGTTTATTTGAATATCATTGGATGATTTCCAAAGTCCAAGTGAAAAGGCTCTCAATAATCAAATCAATTTATTTTTACTTCGCGCTCACCATAGACTCAAGTGGTATGGCCAGAGTCCAGAACGAATGCAGAACCAAAGCCAAGGCAAGAGGTCGGACCGAAGGAGACACGGAACCATTGGAGAGACACAAGGAGAGGCAAGCATAGAGGCAGGAGGGAAAGCAGGAGACAAGGTAGGAAAGCGACAATAAAAAAGGGGTGAGCGGTAACAAATACCACCCACCCCCACGGATTCCTAGTCGGTCTTATGACAAAATCATGAGGATGATTCTAAGCCAAGCCAAAAACAAAAACAGGAGAATAACCCACTCAATGAATTTCGAGATCATGCGTGGATGAGTCCATCCGGTTGCAAGACAAAGCCTGTGGAATCGATCTTGCCTTTGCCCTTGGCTTTCAGGCCTACCACGACGCCACGACGGTCAAGAAATCTCAAATCGTCAGAATCCCCGTCTATCACTTGGAATCCCTCCCATGTAAGAGGCAACTTGTCG